ATATACAAGTATTTAAAATAGTCATTATTTAAAACCATCTTCCACAAATTTTATAACGACCTTTTTAACGACGTCTTTTGCCCTGCCCGGCAAATTGCCGCTTTTATCTACCGGCAAAAACGGACGAGCCGGTATAGATATGCCTTTCCCGAATGCGCTTTTGGTTCCGAATTGATGAGTGAGTCCATAAGGAAAGCCGCCGGCGCTAGCGTTATTAGATACACTCGCGCTTTGGTTGCTAGCTTTTGTTATCCATTTATCCGCCAGGGCTCCCGTTTGCCTTAATATCCTTTTGCTACCGCCCGCGCCGAATTTCTTTAAAAACTGTTTGCTTTGGCGCTTCCCGTTTTTTATAAACGAGGCTTGGTTGCATTTTTTAAGGTTTTTTATACCGCCTCCCCCGTAATACGCTAAAACCGTAACCGAGGATAGCGGCTTCCATTTTTGTCCGAACGGACTGCTCTCGTTCTCAAAACTGGCTTCTATTTCGTTTTGTAAGATATTGCCTAGCGTTTGCATTAGCGGCTTGGTTTTTTTCTCGATATTTTGCAGAGATTTTAGCTTCGTTTGCAGCTCTTCTAGGCCTTTAACTTCTGTCATTTGCCTTTATTCCTTGAAAGTGGTATAATGAACGATAATCAGATGATTGATGATCGCAACGTAGTAGTCGATAGGTGCTCGCCTCGCGAGATCGGACCTGTATTGCGGGTGCAACTCCCGCCGTCATCTGATTTTAATAAATTGCGCTTCTTTCTCATTCGTCTTATCTACTTTGCTTGCCGTCGCCATATAATTGGTAAGCCCGAATTTCTTCAGTTTGTAGTTTAGGTCTATGACGATCTTGTTTATCTTGCTCGCATCTTTTTCATCCTCAAACCAAAATACGATGTTTTTATTCACGGTATCTACGCTTACGGGAGTTTTATCGTCGGCTAAAGTTTTTACTATCTTTTTTATCTCTTCTATTCGCAAATCTTGCCCGTATTGCCCCTTGCGCTCAGGTCTGATGTGGAGTATGCCGTGCTTGTCCCCTGCTATGTGCTCAGTCTCTATTTTGACGCCTAGCAGTTTTTCGCTCTTTTTTATAACGTCTTTACCTAGTTTTCCGAGTGCAAAGGCGACTATCGGAGCTTTTAAATTCTTCTTTACCAAAAGCTCGTCTACTGCGTCGTCTAAGCTTTTTTGCCAAACGTAAACGTCTCGCTCGTGCTCGAAGCTATCTAGGGATTGTTTTAAATTTTTCTTTGCAAGACTTGAAGTAACGGCATCTAAAACCTTATCTTGCTTGTCTTTTAAAATTTCATCCGTTTTATCGACCTTGCCCGGGTTGTATTTGAAGTCTTTTTCTGCAGCCTGGGGCAAAAAAGAGCCGTCCGCAAACGGTACGATGCCTCTAGCTACGCATTCGGCCTCTGTAAGCACCTGCACCTTGCAGCGGCATCCCCAACCGTTTGGCGGATAATTGGTATCCCAAAATTTATCCGTCTTGGGCAGGGTCTTGCCGTGAAGCTTCCTGTGGGCTTCTCTGGTCCTGCCGTCTAGCACGGCGGTATAGCGGAAGTATTCGCCTAGGCTTTGCATCTGGCTTTCATACCTAGCCTTGGCGTAGGCCGTTCTCATGTTGGTATTAAATATAGTCCTTAGCCGCCTATTGCCTACGTAAATTTCTTTTTCTTCGCCGGTCTTTGGGTCTTTTACCTTGATATTTCCTAGCCAGCCTTTCTTTGCAAGCATAGGCTTTACGCTCTTTTTCCACTCGTCAAACCCGACGCCCTCTTTAAAGGCTTTGGCGAGCGAAGCCTACGTATCCTTTAAAAGATCTAAATTCATCATCTTTGCGACGGTAAAAGCCTTTTTATGGGCGTCGTGCATGATCTCGTCGTAATCGAAATGGATCTCCGGCTTTTTGCTCTTTAAATATTCATAAACCGCCGTAGGCTCCTCGAAAAAACTAAATTTCATCTAGATATCCCAACATCTGGGCATTGGCTACGGCTTTAAACATCAAGGGTTCAAGCTTTTCAAAGGGTAGATCGTAAAGCTCGTAAAGCTTATCGAAAGCCTCTTCGTAAGTCTCGCTGCTTGCGATTAGTTTGTTTAAGACCGCTTCTATCTCGCCGTCTTCTATATCCATCTCGTCCGTAGCCTTATCAAACCTATCTAAAGCCTTTAAAGAGCCTTTTAAGGCTGCTAAATTCGCTTTATTAGCTTTTAAATTTTTCTCTTGCGCCCCGGCATTTTCGTCGATCTCGATATTGTAAGTCGAGGTTATATATTTTTTGGTCGGAGCAAAGCCCATATCGTATAGCGTCTTGTCTCTTGCGGCACGCTCGGTATTAGGAGCGTCTTCGTCGAATAGTTTGGCGTAAAGCTCGCCGTTATAGCCGTTTATATCCTTAAAAAAGCTTATGGCCTTGTTCATCACGAAGATTAAAATTTTAGCATCGTTTGCGGCTAAATCCTCTCTGATTTCATTATGTGTCTCTGCCGCGGCATAGCTGCCTTCTTTTACGTCGCTAGTCAAATTTGCGCCTAAAATAGCCTTGCTGATTTGATTGTCGAGGTATGCGGGAAGTCTCGTAAAATCTACGTTTGAGGTAGGCTGCACCAGCGTGATCTCCTCGTCCGTGTCTATGACCGCGCTATCGCCGCTAAGCATAGCTTGCACTTCCGCAGCCATTTCGTCGGGCTCGTAGCTAGTTTTTGCTATCGCCCAGGGCGATCCGAATTTTTCTAAAAACCTAAACCAAAACTTTAAGCTGGCGTTTTTCATCTTTACGGGGAAATACAGCTTTTTAAGCAGCCCGTCTCCGTATACTTTTCTAAAATTCGCCCTGTTTAATGCGTATATAACTTTTAAAGGCGGAATAGCCTGCTCGCTTCCGCCGGCATTAAACACGAACTCGCCCGCGTCGTTAAATTTAAATTGCCTAAAATCGCGCTGCACGAGTCTTGGGTATACAAGCCCTTCTTTTTCTTTGTAGTTGACTTCAAATACGTTTAGTCCGTAAAGGTAGGTCTCTAAAATTTGGCTGACGACGTCGGGGTTAAAAATCTTTTTAAATTCGTCCTTGATTTTTTCATCGTCGCAAACGATTTGGATCTCTTTTTTCTCGGTCACGGACTTGCGGCTCACGTCGCACTGCGTAACGGTAAGATCGGCTAGTATCATATCCATATCGTCGTCGCCGACGCTGGAAACTCCCGTATTTATCAGCAAATCTATCAAGGTGCCGTTTTGAGGGATGAGAGCCGCTTTCTTGCGCTGCGGCTGCTCGGATTTATTTTTAAATAATTTGTCAAATATCATCTCGTGCGCCTTTTTACTTTCTTTTTTAGTTTCGTTAGGTCGTATGCGCCCGCTAAGCTGTCGGGTGCGTCGTCGTGCTTGGCTTCGGGATACTCCGTAAGCTGCTCGATAAGCAGGCTTTGGCTTTGATGAAAGAGTATTTCGCCGTCCTCTATGGGTACTTCAAGCTCCTCTATCCTTTGTCCTTTGCTTGCAGTATTGTTCACGCCTTTTAGAGGTAGTTTAATGCCTATTTCAAAGGCCTTTTCTCTTATCCAGCCCCTAAAGAACTCCTGCCCGCCGTTGCTCTCTATCGCGCATACGCGGCATTTATAGAGCTGATTTAGGCGGATGATCTCTTTGATGGTCTTTTTGGTCTTCATGACCTCTACTATGCTTTCCGCTACGTAGATCTTGGCTTCTGCTTTACTTACTCCTAGCACCGTTATAGCCGTATAGTCGCTCTTTTTCTTTTCGCCTGCTGGGTCGATATACATCACGAAGTAATCGCACCTCGGAAGCTCGCGGTAAAAATGCATACTCTCTTTGGTGAAAATTTGAGTCTCGCTACGCGGATCGTTTTGCTGCTCTTTGTTAAAAGATTTCAAGTTTTCGGCGCGCTTTTGCATGAGTTTTAAAATCGGTAGCGCATCCTCCCAAAGTACCCGCGCCCCGTCGTCCATAAAGGCTTTGTTTTTTAAATAAAACGTTTCGCTAGCCTCTTTTGAAACGTTTTTATAAAGCTCGCTCCATCTCTCCCATAAATCCATACGCTTTGGGAAATTTATAATGCTTTGGTACTTTTTAGCATTCCAAAATTTAAGTTTGAGCTTCCTAGCCAGCACGCTATCGGCGTTAAGTACGGTGCCGATATAAAGCACGTCGAGGCTACCGTCTACGCTGCCCAAATTTAAAACCGCTTCGTCTAGCCACTCCTCGAGCTTGTCGCGTTGCTCTTTACTGCGCACGTTGGTGTCGTTTTCTAGGTCGTCTAGGACTACTAGATCGGGGCGGTATACGCCGAATTTTACGCCGCGCAGTCTTTTACCCGAGCCAAATGCCTTAAGCTTAACTCCGTTTTTAGAGACGAACTCGCCTATCTTCCAGTTCTTGCTTGCGCCGCAAACGTGCGGGAAGTCCATTTTTAAATTTGCGTTGTCCTCAAGCTCGGCTTTGATGGCCTCCAAACACCCCTCGACTAGCTCTACGGCGTCTGAAATTTCGACGATGAAGCGCTTCTTGTTAAAACAAATACACCAAAGCGGAAGAAGCTGCGAGCAGTACGTGGTCTTTGCATGACCGCGCGGCGCGGCGCGGGCGTATTTGTCTCCGCTTGCGTTTTGCGTCATGGCTTCAAAAATCTGCGCTAGATCTTCGTGAAGCGCGCAAGAGCTGCTAATGCTAAAATAGTGCGGGAAATAAGTCCTTGCAAAAAACATAAAATCGCGCTCGGCGCGTTTCACTCTTGCGGCCCTATCTTTTGGCGATAGAGGGCTATTTAGATGTATCTGCTCTTTTAGCTCGCCGCTAAGCTCCTCCAGCCAGCCGTAAAAGTCTTTGCGCGTGAGCTTGCTAAGCTCGGGTTCTACGGCGCCGGCTTGCTTGTGCGTTTCTCTACTGTCTTCTAGGAAGCTATCTAACTCATCTCTTGAAAAAAGCATGCGTCATCCTAAACGTCGAGCTCTTCGATAGCTTTGACGAATTTCTCGCTCTCGATGAGTTCTACGAGTTTTTTGATACACTCTTTGTTCTCGTCGTCTTTAAATTTATCGACTACCAGCATAATGACCTTTTTGGCGATGCTTAAGCGGTATGCTGCCGGATTTTCGTAGCTTGCAACTTTGGTCATCTTAACGAAGCTGTCGCCTATCTTTGAAAGCGCCTCGGCCTTTTTGCCTGCGGGCAGTTCGCTCTCTCTTATATCTTTTACGGCCAGGCGCATCTCTTCGATAAAATTTTGATAGATGTTTTGTTTATCTTCGCCGCTTTTATTTAGATAGCTTGCTGTTTTTAGTTCGTCCCAGTCGCCGTTTTGAGATTTGTAGTTTTTTATGGTTTTTACGGTTTTATTTAAAATTTCGGCTATGCGCTCAAGGCTGAAGCCTTTTAGATAAAGCTCCTTAGCAAGCTCTTTTATATTTGGTTTCTCAGCCATTTAAATCCTTTAAGTCCATTTTTTTCTCGCTGTGCCTAAACGCTCTTATACCGAGCCTGGGCGCGCTATCGTCTTCTATTTGGCTCGGAAGCTTCTTGCTAGCCATCTTCAAAAGCAGGGCGTCCATCTTTTCTATCTGCTCATTCAGCGCCTCTTTGGGGAAGTTATTGCGCTTTTTGAGCTCGATAATAGTCAAATTTACGCCGATGTCTTTTAACAGCGGCGTAGGGTTTTGCGGAAGTTTGATAAAAGAGGAGATATAAGCCAAGGCATCGTTTACGCTATCGTCTATGACGCTTTGATTAACGGCGCCGCTTCCTTCAAAGTCGCTGAGCTCTTGCAGCTCTCTAGTAGAAACTTCTTTTAGTAGATCCTCGTTTGTTAAAACCATTATTTTGTCTCCAAATATTTTAAACCTTTTGACCGTATTTGTTATTAGCTTTTAGCGAGCGTTAAAAGCGTGTTAAAACGTTTAAAATATTTTTCTCGTAGTTTTAGTCGTTTTTGATTTAAAAGGGCGTGAAGCCCTTTTAAATTGATTTGTTACATTTTTAGCTCGATGATCGCGTCAAGCCTATTGCAGATCGGAAGCGGTCTGCTTTCGCTAACAATGCCCCAGCCCATACCTTTGTCGAGCGCCTCGGGAGCCGCAGCGAAGAATTTCGTCGGAGCCTTTCCGATGGCAGACGTATGGTTTGCTCTCGTATAAACCACCTCAAAGATATCGTCCATCAAAGGAACTACTACGCCTTTTTTGCCGCTCATGTAGCTCGTATCTTTGCCCTTCGTGTTTTTGTATGAGGCATCATACGGCATAAAGGTCTTGCCGAAAAGCTTGAGCGTTAAAACGCCGTTACTGTCGACGACTTCGCATGATTTTAGCTTTAGAAGCTCCTGGGCTTCGGCCAGTTTAAGCAGCTCGCCAAAAAGCTCTCTAGTTACTAGCGCGATATACGGCTTTGCAACGCCTAACACCTCTTTTTGAGCGGCCTCGATATCGCTTAATAAATCCAATAACTTAGTCGCATTCGTGATAGTTATCTCTTTTCTATTTGCGCTAAGCTCAAACAACACCTTTCCTTTGCCGTCCATTACCTTACCGAAAATAGCGCCTATGGCCATATACTCTACGGTGTTGGCGATATTGCTCTTTTGGCTAGCTAGTTTTTTGCCGATAGCCGCAGACAATGATTTAAGCTGCTCGCTTTGAGTATTGAGCGTTCTTAGCAAATTCATCTCGCTAGCCGGGAGCGTATCATACTGCGGGAAGCGAGGAAGCGGTACGGAGATGATAGTTTGGTCGGGATTTTTCGTCACCAAGTGCTCTCCGTTTTCGCTAACGCTTTCAAGGATTACGCCCGCGCCTTTTTCGATGATAATGTTATGGGTATTGGAAAGCGTCGGAGTCCATTTTTTGAAAAACGTATTCGTTATGAAACTTTGATCGGTCTTAGTCTGATTTATGATCTCAGTCATCGCCTCGACCGTAAATTTTTTTAAAAGTTCATCCATTTTTATCTCCTTATCTCACTATAATTTTTTGTTTGAATAGCGCGGTTTTTAGCTCCGCGGCGGCGCTTTCCAGCATTACCTCGCCAAGCACCAGCACGTCGGCTTCTTTGGTGGTTTCTACGTTGTCGCATAGCACGCCGAATACTGCTTGGGCGTTTGCGATGGTCGTAGTTTGGTTGTCGCTAGTTACGGCCGCAAAACTCTCGCCGCCGTTAATACTAAACAGCACGGCTCCGCACTCTAGGGCCTTAGTGGTCTCTACTTTGGCGTTAACGCCTAGCACCTTGTTTACGACCACGTCTCCGACAGTCTTTGGCTTTTTTTGTTCGTTAGGCATTTTATTCTCCTCCTAATGCAAATTTAACGACGTCTATTTCTGCGTCCGATCGGCTTTTGTTGGCAAACATATCGTTATTAGGTATGCTCGTTTTTTGCGGCGGCGTAACGCCTTTTAAAAACTCATTAAATCCGTTTAAATCGGCTTTTGCGTAGCTAAGCGCCCACTGCTTTTGACTTTCTTGCAGTTTGTTTGCGATAATAGCTGTGTCTACCGCGCTTTGAGCTAGTTGTTCTTTTAGCGTAGCGACCTCTTGTTTAGAGGCGTCAAGCTGATTTTTAAGCTCGACTATCTGAGCCTCATAGTTCGCGCCGTTTTGCGTAGCGGCCTGAGCCTGCGGCTCGCCTTTTGGATTTTTCGTATCATCCATGCTCGTCTCCTTTGTGAAATTTTTATTCGCTCTTACTTCTCCGAGTTCGTCTAAAAACGGCTTATTGGTTAGCGCCGCGGAGTGCAATGTGCAGCCCTGCCAAGCTCCTGTCTTTTCGTCTACGCCCATAAAGTCGTAAACCGGGCTAAGATATTTATATTCGCCGTTTTTGATAAATTCTTTTGCTTTGGCCGTCCAACTTACGCGCCCGTAAAGCGCGCCGTCTTTTATAAAAAGCTCTTTTATCCAGCCCGCCGCGGGCGCTATCTCCCCGCTTAAAGTTTGGTGCTCGTAGTCGATCACTATGTCTAGGCTGCGCTTGTCGAAATTTAGTTTCATCTTTTCGATATCGGCGGCGTCTATACTAAACGTTCCTCCGGCGTGTCCTTGCCAAACGCCGGTTACGGCCAGGCAAATTTCGCTTAAAACTTCTTCTTTCTCGTCCTTTAGCGCGATCAAGTCTTTGGTTATGAGCATAAGAATTCGTCCTTTTTTAAAAATTGCGTTCGTATCTGCCTGGTGAGTACGTAAACGTAGCCGTAGTCGGTAATATCGTTTAGCGACGCCTTAGCGCTTTGGGGCTCTATCCTAAACTCGTTACATAAATTCGAGTTTCTTAGCTTTTCATCTATCGCCTCGCATAGAGCGTAGGCTTTAAATTTATTGGCTTGTCGGTAATTTTGATTTTTGTTTGAAGTGCAGGCTAGTATATGGATATTATACGTCGCGCTTCGTTCTACTACGTTTTCGTATTTTTCATCCACGAACTCTACGAATACGAAGCTCTCGCCGCCTTTTATCAGCAGCTCCATCTCTTCTTTACTGTTAAACTCGCCCAGGTACGCTCTAGTTACCGAGTTTTTGGGTTCGGCCTCTTCTTTAATCGTGTTTATCAGTTCTTTTTCAAATTCTTCTAGCATTTAGCGCCTTTGATTATTTTTGTGCGAATTATGGGCTGTTTTGTGCCGAAAATCTATTACAGGACTTTGACAAAGTTTTTTAACAAAAAATCGTAATAGATTTCTGAGGCGGGCATGGCGTAATATTGCGGCAAAAGTTTGGAGGACGCCATGACCTTAATAGAAAAAATCAAAGAAAACGAGGGCTTTAGTAACAAGGTATATAAAGATACGCTTGGCTACTCTACCGTGGGATACGGCTTTTTGCTTGCCGCGCTTGCGGCCGAGGAGCTGGCGCTAAACGGCGGGAAGGCGGAGCCTATGAGTAAAGATGTCGCAGATAAAATTTTAAAACTCAAGCTTGAAAAACTTACTGCTGCAGTCTTTGCGACGTTTGATTGGCTAAAGGAAAAACCGCAAAACGTCAAAGAAGCGGTGATAGAAATGGCCTATCAGCTAGACGTTTCAAAGGTTAAAAAATTCGTAACCACGATGCACCATATAAGAGCGGGCGAATATAGAGCCGCCTATCAAAGCGGCATGAATTCTCTTTGGGCGAAACAAACTCCAAATAGAGCAAAGAAGGTGCTAAGTGGGCTACTTGATAACTAAACTACCGATCGTAGGTTTTGCCTTGGCCGCGCTTTTGGGTTTTGCTTGCGTAAATTCGTTTTTGGAAAATTCAAAACTCCAAAGCGTAAATTCCGTCTTGCTTAAAGACCTTGAAAGCGTAAAAGAGAAAAACGAGCGACTAGCCGGAGACTACGCTACGGCCAAAAACAATCTAAACGCCTGCAACGTATCTCTTTCTTTGCAAAACGAAGCTATAAAGGCCGCCGCGGTAGAGATCGACGATACTCCGTCAAAAGAGACCGAGCGGATAAAGAAGATCTACGTCAAAGATAAAAGCTGCGAGGCCGAACTAGCGGCATATAAGGAGCTATTTCGTGATTAGGATTTCGCTTTTTTGCGTGTTTGCTTTGATCTTTGCGGGCTGCGCGGCCAAACCTCAAGCGAGCGAGCCGCACATAGTTTATCAAGAAAAATACGTGGCCGTAAGATGTAATGCGAAGATGCCCGCAAAACCTAAAAACGACGGTACGTTTGAGACGGATAAGAGGATTGCTATTTATTACCGCGATTGCGAGAAAAAACTGAAACAATGCCTGGGGATAAAGGAATAAAATGGAAAATAGCCTAAATTTTAGCGACGAGATCAAAGAGGCTACGGGACTTATAAACTCCGCCGGAGCTTGGGGAGCGAATGAGTTTTTGGTCTTTATGGTAATTTTCGGCTTTATAGTATTTGTAGTGATCTTTTGGCTACTAAACAAAACCGCGAACAAAAACGCCGAAATTTTGGTGGATATTTCCGTAAGAAGCAACGAAGCTATAAATAACAACACGGCCGCCACCAGAGAACTGGTAGAGACGCTACGCACCGAAAACGGCGCGAACCGCCAAAAACTAAACGAAATTCACGACGACGTAAAAGAGATAAAACAAAACGTGAGACGAAGGCGACCTATTAAAAATAATAAATTTAGCGAGCATATTGGCGATGAGTAGGGAATATTTTATAGAAGTCGCAACGATTAGCGAGGTTCGCGGCGACAAGGCAAGAGTAGCCGTAGGCTCGATGGTTACCGATTTTTTGCCGGTATTTCAAAGCTTCTCAAACTCCTTTGCCGTAAGCTTTTCGCCCATTAGAGCGGGCGAGCAGGTTTTAGTCTTGCCTATTAGAGGCGATCTAAATA